AGGCCATATATCCCCAAAGGAAAGCGAACTGGCGACAACTGGCGCGAACCAGCCAGGGCCTGCTGGGATTGGTCGGACTCAGCCCAGATTGGAAACGGCTCGAAAAGGGTTTTCTCTTTACGCTGAGTTGGTTGCTGAGTTTGCTAGTAAATACATGAAGGTCGAGCTGATGGATTGGCAGCTCTACGCCATTGATGGTGTTTTTGAGGTTGAGCCTGATACCGGTGATCTAATCAATCGTGCAGCGCTTATTTCTGTGGCGCGTCAGAACGGTAAAACGGTTTTAGGTCAGGCGTGTATTGGGGCGTGGCTTACTTCCATTGCTAAGTTGCGTGGCAAGCCACAGACGGTGGTGAACTCGGCGCATGAGTTGTCGCTTGCTGTTCGCCAGTTTGAGGTGGTGGCCCCGATTTTGCAGGAGTATTTTGGGGCAACATTGAAGCGTGCGTATGGCCGTAACACTTGCGACATGCCCGATGGCTCACGGTGGCTTGTCAAGGCTGCAACACCCTCGGCAGGTATGGGCCTCAGCGCAGATTTTATTTGGGTGGACGAGGTGTATGCAGTTGAGGACAATGTGCTCGCCCATTCTCTTAGACCAACGATGAAAGCACGCAACATGCGCACAGCTGGTGGCTCACCGATCATGTTGATGACTTCAACTGCCGGTACTGAGGCCTCGGTTGCAATGTTGCGCTACCGAGAACAAGGCCTACAGCTCATTGACGATAAGCGCCAGGGGCAGTTTTACTTTGCTGAATGGTCGCCACCGCCAGGTGTTGATGTTATGGATACACGCTGGTGGGGCTGGGCTAACCCAGCGCTCGGTGTCACACTCGAGTTAGAGTCTTTGCTGGCCGATGCTGAACACCCAGATAGATCATCTTTCTTGCGTGGCTCTCTCAACCAGTTTGTCAATGCCGATGCTTGCTGGTTGCAACCTGGCGAATGGGAACAATGCCTTTCTGATATCCCTGGGCCCGAGGGTGGCTGGATAGCCGTGGACACCAGCATCGATGGCTCTCGCTACTCGGCTGTTCGCGCAGCAGTTGATGATGTTGGCGTAGCACATATCACGGTTGAGTTTGTAGTTGGCTCACTGCCCGAAATGCAACAGGCTCTACTGAAGGCCTGTGAAAACCCCTCGATTATGTTGGCTGTTACACCACCATTAGAAAACCATGTGCCCCTGTCTTTAGAAAGGCGTAAAAAGGTAGTGGGCTATGGCGAACTGATGCGCTACACATCACTAGTCAAGGGCATGATCAACGATGGCAGACTTGTGCACCAGGGCCAACAAAACCTTGCTGAACAAATGAACAGAGCAGTAGCAGTTACTCAGCAGAACTCACTTGTGATCAGCAGTAAGCGTTCACCTGGCCCTGTCGAGCTGGCACGCCTCACCATTTTTGCAGCTGCACTTGCCTCTCGACCAAAACAAGGTGGTAAGCCAATGCTGGTAGTTGTAAATCGCTAAGATTACCGATGGCGCTGTCCTGGTCTTTCTGTCGGGAATTGGTCAGGGCAGTGCCACCCCCCACTAAGAAAATGTGAGATAATCCGAACATGGCGCTATTCAGTCGAGTAAATAAAGCAGCAATCTCACCTGCACCGGTAAAGGCTGCAGCCTCTGGTGGATACTCAGCTAACTCTGCTGGCGTAAACCTCATCGGCCAGTACTACACCTACATCGAAGGCCCAGCACGCAACAGGGCTATGAGCGTGGCAACCATTTCACGCGCACGCGATCTCATGGCCTCCGTCATTTCTTGTATGCCTCTCAAGATGTACAACGAAATGTGGAACGGTGACGAGATGGAGCAAGTAAACATTGCACCACGCACCTGGCTACGCCAACCCGACCCGAGCGTGACCTACCCATTCCTCATGGCGTGGACATTTGACGACCTGTTCTTTTATGGCCGTGCATTTTGGTACATCACAGCACGCACTCAAGACGGCTACCCCACAGCTTTTACACGCCTACCGGCAGGCTCTGTCACCACACAAGATCAGGCAGGGCCAGTGTGGTTTGCCCCATCTAAAGAGGTTTACTTTCAAGGAAACATGATTGACCCTAAAGACTTGGTGCAATTCTTGAGCCCTATTCAAGGCATTGTTTACATGTCTGAACAGACCGTAGCCACAGCAATCAAACTCGAAGCAGCACGCTACCGAAATGCAGAATCGTCAATACCTGCTGGTGTTTTGAAGCAAACAGGTGGTGAGCCTTTGAGCGCCACCGAGCTTGCTGATTTAGCGTCAGCGTTCAATGCTGCACGCGCCACCAATCAGACAGCTGCACTCAACGAGTTTTTAAGCTACACCGAGACCACAGCAACCCCCGACAAAATGCTCCTAATCGATGCAGCCAACTACCAAGCCCTTGAATGTGCACGCCTCACAAATGTGCCCCCCTATTTGGTGGGCGTATCGACTGGCTCGTACTCGTATCAATCCTCAGAGCAAGCCAGGGCTGACCTTTACATCTTTGGTGTCAAGGCCTACGCCGATTGCATTGCAGCAACTTTGAGCCAAAACAATGTTTTGCCTCGTGGAACTTATGTAAAGTTTGATACAGATGAGTACCTTGTTGAGAATTACGCAGCAGACAAAATGGACAGCCCCGACATGCCCCAAGAAAACACCCAAGAGGAATTAGCATGATCAGGTTCAACGCCACAGCAATAAGCATCGATGCAGCAGCAGCCGATGGCACCCCACGCAGAACCATCACCGGTATCGCAGCGCCCTACAATGTCGTGGCCACAGTCAATGATGGCACCGAAGTTATGTTTGCCCCAGGCTCACTACCTGTAGATGGCAAAAACCCAAAGCTGTACATGTACCACGACAGCACCCAGGCCATTGGCATTGTCACGGCACGCGAGGACACCCCAGATGGCATGCTGTTCACAGCAAAAATCAGCACCACAGCGTTAGGTGATGAAGCACTTGTTTTAGCAGCCGATGGCGTGCTCGACTCAGTAAGCGTTGGCGTAAATCCAACCGAGTTTGAGATTGACCAAAACGGCGTGATGATCGTGACTGCAGCAAACTGGTTAGAGCTGTCATTAGTGCCACAGCCAGCCTTTGCAGGTGCTACCATCACAGATGTAGCAGCGAGTATCCCCACATCAGATGAGGAAATGAGCGATAATACAAAAGAGGAAGCCGACACTCCTGAACCCATCGAGCCACAGGAGAACCCAGTGTCAGACACCCCAGCCCCAGAAGTAATCGAAGCATCAACAGTTTTTGCTCAGCCAAAGCGCAGTTTTGTTATGCCAACTCCAGCCGAATACCTTGCAGCAATGCACGCAGGTGGAGATACTTTCCGCAATGTAAACGCTGCATACAAGGACGCAGTACGCAACCAGCAGACAGCGCTTCAAGCAGCTGCAGGAGATGTACTTACAACCGACACGCCAGGTTTGTTGCCAGTGCCGGTACTTGGGCCATTGTTCCAAGACCTCAACTTTGTACGCCCTGTTGTTTCAGCTTTTGGTGCACGCGCCATGCCGAATACGCCATCTAAAACCTTTGTGCGTCCAACGATTACCACGCACACGAGTGCAGCAACACAGACCGAAAACGCTGCAGTTTCTGCAACCACAATGGTCATTGCTTCAAACACGGTTACAAAAACCACAGTCGCTGGCCAAGTCACTTTGTCAGTACAAGACATTGACTTCACCGATCCTGCAGCACTCAACCTTGTGCTCAATGACCTTGCAGGCGAGTACCTGATTGCAACAGACAACATCGCAGCTGACAACTTGGTCAGTGGTAAAACAGCATCAGGCTCGACATGGACTGTCACAGCTGACAACCCAACATCACTGATCAACGCTTTGTATGACGCAGCGCGTGAAATCACTGAGGACAGCAACTACTTCCCAACTCACTTGTGCGTAAGCCCAGATGTATGGGAAAAATTGGGCGCTCAGCTTGACGGCTCGAAGCGTCCAATCTTGGGTTACACCACAAACGGTGTTATCGGTCAAAACAGCATTGGTCGCGTAGGTGGCCTTGCTTACACCGGTATGGATGTCATGGGCCTTCAACTTGTTGTCGATAACAACTTTGCATCAGGAACCATGCTTGTTGTGTACGCACCAGGCTATGAAATCTACGAACAGCAGCGTGGCCTTATGTCAGTAGAAAACCCAAGCACATTGGGACGCACATTCTCCTACTACGGCTACTTCGCTACTTTCGTAGCCAAGTCGAGCTTTATCCAGGGCATCGTAATCGCCTAACCCGAAAGGCGATAGCCAATCATGGCTACATACTCAGTCATCTTTCATCAGCGTTTAGATAATTACGCTGTTGTACAAACACTTGAGGCAACCGACATTGCCATCGGTGAAAGCATCACCCTTGCTGGTTTAGGCCACGGTCTCAACGGCACACACACTGTTTACGCGTTGCCTCAGTACCTGTACACAGGCACAGACTCTGAAGGTGATCTGCTACTCAACCCTGATGTGCCGATACCTAATCAGGTTATGTTTTACGATGCCGATGATGATCTAGAACGCTCTGCAGCAATACCACCTGGCACTTTGACCTACACGCAAACATGCACCTGGGTGACCAGCGCACAAGTGCAGTTATGGCTCGGCCTTACCAGCCCTAGTGCCGATGAGACAACCTTTTTGGCGCAGTGCGTTTCTGCCGGTAACCAGGTCGCCTATCGGCGTAGGCAAGAAGCAGGGTATTACGATGCGCTAGCGACTAGTCCATCTGGCGATTGCACGCTCGGCACAATAATGCTGTGTGGTGCCTATTTCAGACAGCGTGGAAGCATCGACCAGTTTGCAAGCTTTGACGCTATGGGCCAAGCAATCACCACCAATGCGTTTACACCAATGGTGAAACAGTTGCTAGGTATTGATAGGCCTGCTGTTGCGTAATGGCGTACACCGACCTATTCAATGAGGCCATAGACGACCTAGCCACCACGCTGGCCACGATTAGTGGCTTGCGCGTAGTGACAGACCCTCGAAACCTCAACAGCAACTGCTGCTTTATCGATGCCCCTACCTTTGAGGCTTTCAACAACAAAATCGTCACTATGCGTTTCCCTGTGCGCGTCATCGGCATCGGCCCAGGCAACCTAGATACCCTCAGGCCATTGCTAGCAATCGCAGCTGCACTACTCGATAAGAATGTTGCAGTAACTGATGGCAGGCCAGGGCTTGCCAGTATCGGTGGGCAAGAGTTCCCTGCCTATGATCTACAAATCTCTTTGCAGGCTGCATACCTATAATGCTCACCTGCCCTAGTAAAATCTGACATAATAAAAGCATCACTGGTGGCCGACAACACCTAACACCAAAGGACAGACATGGCCACCAGCACTACTACCTATCTCACCAATCCAACAGTGACAATTACGCCTGCCACATCTGGCACACTGTTTGACGCAACCTCGGTAACTTCATCGGCCTCAATTTCGGTGGGCTATGACAGTTTGGAAAGCACTAGCTTCGGAGATGTTGCCCATTATTTCGTCAAGGGGCTCCAACAGTGCGAAGTTACATTGACCTGCTACGCCTACTACGGTTCAACCTCAGTTGAGGCCACCCTTTTTGCTGCTCTCGGCACAGGTACTTCAACAATCGTTATTTCACCTGCAGGTGCTACCGAGTCAGCCTCAAACCCTGAGTACACCATCACAAACACCATGCTCGCATCGTTCACGCCAATCACAGGCTCCTACGGTGAGCTCTCAATGTTTGAGGTAACTTTCACCGGTGGCTCATTCGCACGCGACATCACTTCGCCCTAAACCCTAAATAGAAAGCAGACCCGACATGCAACTGACCATGCTCGTAAACATCGGCTCGGGTGACTACACAGTTACCACGAACCTCTACACAATCGTTATGTGGGAGCGCAAATACAAGCGCAAAATTAGCCAGATACAAGATGGTGGCCTCGGTATTGAGGATTTGGCATACATGGCTCACGAGGCAAGCAAACAGCAAGGTGCAGTGACTGTGCCTCTAATGCTTGACGACTTCATCAAGCAACTGGTCAATCTTGAGGTGATCGAGCAACCAGACGCAAACCCTACCGAGGTGGCACCTACCGACATTCCCTAGCAACACTGCTAGTCGAGTGTGGCTGGTGGCCACCACAAATAGAGTTTGATGTACCCGACCTGAACACCTGCATTAGTATTATCAATGAGCAGAGGAAAAAGGCCAAATGAGCGTTACAGGTAGCATCGAGATTTATGGCCTGAAGGCAGCGTTGGCTGAACTGCAAAAGGTAGATAGTAAAACCAAGTTCAAGGCTGTGAACCAAATCAAGGCCAGTGGTGCCGAGATGGTTTCTCGCGTGGCACAGCGTTACCCAAACAGGCCACCCTTGTCGGGTATGCGCCCACGCAAAAAAGGCAATGGCCGTTTGGTTTATGATCCTGTCAAAGTGCGTAAGGGTGTAACCATTCAGGTTGGTGGCCGTATTCAGCGAGGCTCATATCCTTTAGTAACAATTATTCAGAAAGATGCTGCCGGTGCAATCTTTGACATGGCAGGCCTGCGTGGCGATGATGGCCAATTCTCTGAGTACCTAACCACGGCTTACGGCCCTGCTCAGCGTGGCATGTGGCGTGATATTGAATACATTCATGGCCAAGCCACCAAAGACATTTTGCAGGCCATTGAGCAAGTGCTCAACCAGGTGAACAGGACACTTGGCTAATGGCTGTTTACATTCCCATTGTTTCGGAGTTCAACTCTAAAGGCATTGACAAAGCCATAAAGGAGTTCAACAGCCTGGAGACCGTTGGCGCTAAAGCAAACTTCGCACTCAAGAAAGCAGCGTTACCTGCAGCTGCAGCAGTGGCTGGTTTGGCTGTTGCCCTCGGTGACGCTACAAAGGCAGCCATCGAGGACGATGCAGCACAGCAAGAACTAGCGCGACAGCTCACAGCCACCACAGGTGCTAACGCTGCACAAATCGCCAGTGTTGAAGGCTGGATTAGCGCACAAGGCAAACTGCTAGGCATTACTGATGATGAGCTACGGCCTGCTTTGGCTGGACTGGTGAGGGCTACAGGCTCAGTCAGCCATGCGCAAGAATTGGCTACGGCTGCTATGGACATTGCAGCGCAAAAAGGCGTGCCATTGGCGACAGTCACAAAAACCTTAGAAAAGGCCTACGGTGGCAACCTCAAAGCGTTAGCCAAGTTGGCACCCGAGTACCGACAAATGATCGAGGACGGTGCATCGTTTGAGGATGTCATGTATGCCATTGGCACAGCCACAGGTGGTGCAGCAACGACAGCTGCGAACACTGCCCAGGGGCAATTCAAACGCCTAAGCATCAGCCTGCAAGAAACCAAAGAGTCAATCGGTGCTGCACTCATGCCAGCAATCCAGGCTGTACTGCCGGTGCTTTCTAGCCTGGCTAATTTTGCAGCAGAAAACAGCACAGCCTTTTTGGCAGTGGCTGGTGTCATCGGCACGCTGGCTGGCATCATTCTCGCGTACAACGCCTACCTAAAACTGCAGGCCGCATACACCATTGCAGCGACAGTGGCCACTGCAGCGTTCAACTTTGTGATGGCTATGAACCCAATCGCACTCGTGGTTATTGCTATTGCAGCTCTAATCGCTGGCCTCGTGTTGGCATACAAAAAGTTTGAGGGCTTTAGAAACATTATCGACAGTGTTTTCAGCGTTATTCAAACGGTGGTGTCGGGCAGTATCGGTGTAATCAAAGGCTACTTCGAAACGCTTTACGGCTTTTACAAGGGCATTTTCAACGGCATCGCTACCCTCTGGAATAACACCATCGGCAAATTGTCTTTCAAGGTTCCTAGCTGGGTGCCTGGCCTCGGTGGCAAGGGCTTTGATGTCCCTAACATTCCGATGCTGGCTGAGGGGGGCATCGTTACTAGCGCGACCCTAGCCATGATCGGTGAGCGTGGGCCTGAGGCTGTCATACCGTTAGATCGTATGGGCCAGATGGGTGGCAACAATGTGACTATCCATGTGAACGGTGGCGACCCTCAAAGTGTGGTCAATGCTTTGCGTACCTACATGAGGCAAAACGGCTCTGTGCCTATTCGTGTGAGCAACATTTTCTAGCCATGCCTTTACAGACCTACACGGTGTCGTACTCGACAGACGGCATTACCTATACGGCACTTACCAATGTGCAAAACATACAGTTCAGTCTTGGGAGGCAGGCACAGTTAGATCAGGTCAAAGCATCTACTGGGTCTTTCGAGATGCGTTATCCAACTGGCTTTGCATCGCCCATTACGGCTTTGGTTGCTGGTACTAGGGTAAGAGTTCAAAATACTACTGGCGTTGCCTACACAATCTGGTCGGGGCGTATTGACAATGTTTCTGCTGAGTACGGCATTCCTTATGCAGGTGGTGTAGGTCAGGCTGACTATTTGAGCGTAAGTATGGAAGGGGCTTTTGCTGTAACTGGGCGTATGCAGGGCAACAATTACGCAATGGCTGCAGGTTCAATCGTTTCGCAGATGA